TGCTAACTTTAAAGGTGGATTTAAACCTGGTAGAGATGGAGTTCATCCTGCAAGTTATGCATCATATAACTCTGTTCCCGCTTCTTTTGCTCCACCAAATGTTGCAAAACCACAAGTATTGTCTAAATTGAAGGGTGTAGAAGGAACTGGAGTTGGTGCAAACTTTGTTGCTAAACAGTGGACTGATGCTGAAAGAGGAAGATATCAGGCTTACGGAGGAAAGTAGTTTTTGGTTTTTATTATGAGTCCTTTTGAAACTTATCAACATTATTTGTCTTTAAAAAATCATTTTACAAATCCAAAATACGACTTCTTTAAATACGGTGCGAAGACTCGTGCCAGTGTGACATCCTTTAATAAACGTAAGGATAAATACTGGTTTGAAAAGACAAGTCGCAAGTATTCAGACAAAGAAGTCGTAGACTTTTTAGTATCAAACTTTGTAGCAGCAGACACACCTGGCAACTTATGGATTGGAGAGATTATCAATTCTGGCGAAAGAACTTACGCAGATTGGATGCGGAGACAACAGAGTTTGACTTACTTGTTCAAAGAGCAAAGCAACGAATTGTTCTCGGAGACAAAATTAGACGATGCTTTGAACTGTTCCAAAGGTCATCCACCCGTTCTTAAAAAGTTCCTGAGCGGGAAAATTTCATTAGAAACACTAGTCATATACGATAAAATATTCCTGTTCGGGAATAAGTTTGATAAGCAACTTTTGGATCCAGTGTGGGAAACCGTAAGTTTAAAAATTAAAAAATATAATCCATTTCTAAATATTGATGTATTCCAATTTAAAAAGATTTTACGGGAAATCATAGATGAGTAACTTTTTCGATTCCGATATTATTCAAGAAGAACTGAAAGAAATCAACAAGTTGCAAGAAGATATCTACGGAAGTATTCTTACTTTTGGTATGATGGACCGTGAAACCAAATTGGAGCACATTGAAAAACTTGAGCTCTTGCTAGAAAAGCAAAGAGTGATGTATACTAGGTTATCCCTTTCAGACGACCCCCAAGCGGTTGAGATGAAAGAGAACCTACGCAAGTCAGTTGCGCTGATGGGATTCCCACCAGAAACTGATATGAGTTTACTTTTTAGTAGTATGAACAAGACCATCGAATCCCTCAAACAATACATTGACAGGTGATTCGATTTTCGCTATACTATCCAAGTAAATCCCCCGAATCCAAACTAATCCGAGGTAATCCAAATGTCGTTTTCCGACCTTAAAAAGCAATCCAAACTTGGCAATCTTACTGCCAAACTGGTTAAAGAAGTTGAAAAAATGAATACTAGCAGCGGTTCGTCCGACGACCGTGTGTGGAAACTGGATGTAGATAAGAGCGGCAATGGTTATGCCGTAATCCGTTTCCTTCCCGCCCCGAATGGTGAGGACCTGCCGTTTGTAAAACTGTATTCTCACGCCTTCCAAGGTCCTGGTGGTTGGTATATTGAGAACTCTCTGACTACTCTGGGTCAGAAAGACCCTGTGTCTGAACTGAACTCCGAACTGTGGAACAACGGTACTGATGCTGGTAAGGAACTTGCCCGTAAGCAGAAGCGTAAACTGACTTATGTGTCTAACATTTATGTGGTGAAGGATCCTGCAAATCCTGCCAACGAAGGTAAGGTGTTCCTGTTCAAGTATGGTAAGAAGATCTTTGATAAACTCACTGCTGCAATGCAACCTGAGTTTGAAGATGAAGAAGCAATTGATCCGTTTGACTTCTGGCAAGGTGCCAATTTCAAACTGAAAGCAAAGAATGTTGCTGGTTATCGTAACTATGATTCTTCTGAGTTTGCACGTCCAGAAGCACTTTTGGACGATGATGAAGCAATGGAAGCAATCTGGAAGAAGCAATATTCTCTTGCCGAACTCGTTGCTGCCGATCAGTTCAAGTCCTATGATGATCTGAAAAAGCGCCTGGACTACGTGCTGGGTAACAAAGGCACTCCTCGTTATCAGGATCCTGATGTTGCTGACGAAGAAGAGTATTCTCGTGGTTCTACCCGCGAACTTACCGAAGATCTTCGTGATGAACTATCTTCTCTGAAACCCACCACTCGCCGTGCTGCTGTGGAGGAAGATGAAGATGACGATGCCCTTTCCTACTTCGCCCGCTTGGCAGAAGACTGATTAGATGCTATAATACTGGGGAGGCAAGGGTCTCCCCTTTTTTTATGAAATCTGATTTTTACGTCGATAGAATCACCAAACAGCAAGCGGGAGAACTGTTGCTGAAATATCACTATCTCAAAGATATATCAAAGGGATTCAAGTCTGGATATAATTATGGTCTTTTCAAGAAAAATGAGTTCTCTCCACTAAATATTGGTGGTTTACAGGGAGTCTGTATCTTCACAGGACTTCCAGTTCCAGAAATTGCAAAGGGGGCATTTGGACTTGAACGAAACCAACAGCAAGGACTCTTCGAATTGTCCAGACTCTGTATACACCCAGATACACAGTCACAAGAGTACAACATTACTTCTTGGTTCGTTGCAAAAGCGATTAGACAATTTCGCAAGGATACAAACGTCTCAGCAATCATTTCTTACGCGGATTCTGATTTTCACGATGGTACAATTTATCGTGCTTGCAACTTTAAATATTGCGGTCTTACAGACGCTAAGAAAGACTTCTACTATGCCGATGGCACCAAACATTCAAGAGGTAAAGTAAAAGGTGCTGAGGGAGAATGGAAAGAACGCTCCCGCAAGCACCGTTACGTTATGATGTTTGATAAAAGTTTGAAACTGTTATGGACCGATGAGACGAGTGTTCTCAGTGCGAGCTAATTTGTCGTTAACATACTGTGAACTTTCATCATATTTCATAATTACTCTCATATCATTTAAGAATTGTTGTAAGTATGATCTGTCTAAAACATCAATTTGTCTTTTTTGATCATTTAGTGCAACTTCATACTCATAATTTGAAACTCCAATAACTGGGTTTATTTCCCCAGTCGTATCTGAGGTAAAAATAGTAGTTTCATTTGGTCCAACATTTTTATAAGTGGAACCAGGAGATATAACTATCTTAAAATTTGAATCAACAATTTTACCTTTTGGAAGAATTAATCTCCCGTTTTGATCTCTAACTTCAACAGTTTCATAATGATGAATAGCATTTAACTTTTCTGGAGTATACTTGTTTTCAGCATATTCGTAAATATCACGATTAGAAAGTGGCCATTGATGTCTTACGCTTACAATACCAGCAGTAATTAAAACAACCCAGTCATAATCTGGACTTCCATAAAGTAGGTCAGCAACCGTGTCAGGTCTGGCATTTTGTGGTATTTGAAATTTAGCATATAAAACAGCCTTATCCTGTAACCAGTCTAAAAACTTAACTCTACGAAATATGTTTTTAACTCTTATGTAATCCCTTGAAGAATTTTTATGTGGTAGGGATGATGGTATTTCTAAATCTGGTAGTTCTCTGAAATAACTCATTTTAGTAACCTACTCCATCGAATGCTGCATCTTGTCCATAATCTTCATAGTATACTGGATCAATTTCTTTGAATGCTAATGTCATCTGTAAGTGAACTGGACTTCCATCTTCATAAGTTGCATAAGTTCCAGATGCTGTGTAATTTACGGACATATCTGTCAATGCACAAGGTTTGAAAGTATTTAAAAATGGATGTTTCTTTGGACCCATTTTATAGGTTAATTGATAGACACTTGGAGATTCAATAAAAAATCCAGATCTATTATTTCCAGTGCCTGCACCACCATTTCTTGCAGACATTGTTGATTTTAATGTTCTGATAATTCCTTTAACTTCTTCTGCTTCTTTTCTAGATCTTGGAGCAAGATCAAATGTAAATTGGAATCCTCTAAGATTTACACCTTGAAAAAGAAGTTCCAAGTTAGAATTCATAACCATTCCAGTTGTTCTGGCAATCAATCCACTGGTACTTACATTACCACCAAGATTATTTACTGCTGTTCCAGCTAACTTACTGATAAAAGACGTTTTAAGTGCTTGGTTATTTGCAAGTTGCGTAGAGTAACTTGCAGCAGCTTCAATCACTTTCTGTGCAGCTTCGGTTGGACTTTTTACACCCTCACCAAAAATTCCAACACCAGCGGCACTCATTGGATCTAACGTATCTTCACCCCAAGTTACAGAGTTACTATCACTTACATTTTGAGGTATTGGAAGTATGATGTAATGTGTTGGACTAGATTTGCCTGCTTTGTTTTGCTGCTGCCTTTGTTGCATTGAAGGCATTTCAAGTGGTGGACCAAAGTTAATACCACCAGCAATATAATCAAATATTTTTATTTCCAAGTAGTCGGAAGTATTATCAATTCTCTTCATTGGATACCGAAAGGTATTCTTTCCACCACCATTGTTGAAATACTCTGGTGTTGCGGATACATTAGAATATGCATTAGCGTAAGCATTTTCTGTCGAAGCAGTTGCATATGCTTCGCTACCCATTGAAGCACCGACGTTGAGAGGCATCTATACTACTTTTTTAAGTATTTAGACGGAAATTTGCAAAAGGTATTGCTTGCAAGTCTCTTATTTCTGATGGATACACTTCGTACAATGATCCAACCACTTCATTCCAAGTATATTGACGAGTTTCACTCCAGTGCATATTCAATCCACGAAATCCCCAAGCAAAAACATCAGTTACTGCAACTAATGGATTTTGATCATATCTAATATTTGGTGTTTTTGCATTGTAAACGAAAATATAAAATTTACCTACCTGAGGAACTTTTCCACTTTCTTGAACAACTTCCAAAAGTTCAAGCATTAAGTCATCACCACTTTCTTTCCCCGTAATTCCTTCTAAAACAGGACGAACTCTATTACGATTAGTATCAGTATCGGTTGGATTTTTTGCTGATTTTTGCTCAGCAAGTTTTCTTTTTTGTGACTGAAGTAGAGTTTCTCTCTTTTCTGCCATTATTTGATACCTAATTCGTTCTCCGTTAGAACCTTAAATTCATATCCACGATCCGCACACCATTCTTTCGCCGCTGCCCACTTTGCTTGATTCTTGGCATACTCATATGCTTCCTGCAAGTATCCTTTGGTCTGTCTTTTGGGTTTTGGTGGAGGAAGTGTTTGTCTCTTTGGTTTGATCTCGATCACATATTTCTTAATTGAACCATTCTCTTCTTTAACTTTTATGATAAAATCAGGAAAGTACCTATGAGGTTTTCCGTCTATTGGAGAACGATAAACAACACACTTTTCTTCTGATGCCCACTCTAAAACATTTTCATTCAAATCACAGTACACCATAAATTTGCGCTCCCACAATGAACGATAAACAATGTTCGTGGGATCTCCTTTGTACTTTTGAGGATATGATGGTTTGTATTTTCCCTTATATGACATCTAAATAACTAAAATGCTCATAATAGGTATTTAGAGTGCCTGCACCAAGACCAAGAAAAATATCAGAGTTCAAACCACTTTTTACCAATCTTGCTCAGACTTCTCATTATCAGATAATTTTTGGTGGTTTATCTGGACAATTAAGATCATATTTACTCAGAAGAGGAATTGATTATAGATTTATTGGTGACTCAGTTGGGTTGTTGTGCAACTCTGCATCACTTCCAGGAAGTTCTTTTGCAACTGCGGATATTGTTGGAAACTACACTGGTGTTGCAGAAAAAATGGCACACACCAGAACTTTTACTCAAATAGATTTTGAGTTCTATGTTGATAATTCATATAAAACTTTGAAATTTTTAGAGCACTGGATGGAATTCATTTCTAGTGGATCGAGAGAATCTCCATATAAAGAAGGATATCATTTCAGAATGATGTATCCAGATGAATATAAGTGCAATTCTACAAGAATTATAAAATTTGATAGAGATTATAGTAAGTATATTGAATATACTTTTTATGGTTTATTCCCACTTACTTTAAATTCAACTGCAATTTCTTATGAAAATTCGTCTATTTTAAAAGCAAGTGCTTCATTTAATTATGAAAGATATGTTTGTGGTAGATCATATAGTATAGACATTAACAGAAGAGAAGATAACAATAGAGATCCGCAAGCAGGAACTAATTTCCTCAACGAAACTGATAATAATAGACCGATCTACGTTCCAGTATCACCTGGTGCAGCTGCTGCTGGCGGTGTAAGATTTAGACCTCTTGGAACTCCAACAGGCGAAGCAATAGTTACTGGACAATTAAGAGATAGTCTATTGTAAGTTCAAAAGACTTCTCTAAATATTTTTATCTGAGTTGTAAGGATTATTATGCCTTTACCTAAAATCTCTACGCCAACGTATGAGTTAGAAATTCCATCTAATAAACAGAAAATTAAGTATAGACCTTTTCTAGTTAAAGAAGAAAAGATCTTAATCATTGCTATGGAAAGTGAAGATAGCAAACAAATTGCTAATGCAGTTAAAAATGTGATTTCCTCTTGCATTTTGACAAGAGGTATTAAAGTTGAAGATTTATCAACTTTCGATATTGAATATTTGTTCCTCAACATTCGAGGCAAATCTGTTGGGGAAGATGTTGAAGTTCTAATTACTTGTCCTGATGATAACATTACTCAGGTTCCAGTATTGATTAATCTTGACGATATTAAAGTTCAAATTAGTGAAGATCACACCAGAGATATTAAACTTGATGATAATTTGATTTTAAGAATGAAGTATCCATCGATGGATGAATTCATCAAGAGTAATTTTGCTTCTGGAAATGAAATTGGTGTGACTGAAACATTTGATTTGATTGCATCGTGCATTGAACAAGTTTACTCGGAAGATGAATCTTGGGCAGCATCTGATTGTACTAAAAAAGAACTTCTTGAATTTGTGGAACAGTTTACATCAAAACAATTCAAAGAGATTGAAAAGTTTTTTGATACAATGCCTAAACTTTCTCATAAATTTACAGTTAAGAATCCAAAGACTGGTGTTGAAAGTGAAGTTGTGTTGGAGGGACTTACATCTTTTTTCGGGTAAGTATGGCTCACGAGGATATTGAGTCATACTATAAAGTTAATTTTGCCTTGATGCAGCATCATAAATATAGTTTGACAGAACTAGAAAATATGATTCCTTGGGAAAGAGAGATTTATCTTTCTCTCCTCAAACAATATGTTGAAGAAGAGAATCTAAAGCACCAACAGGGAGCAAATGGCTGAGATTAAATCGCCACTATCAGGAGGACTAAGAGTCGCTAGAAGAACGGTGTCTGCTGATGCTTTTGTTAGAGCAGCACCTCCACCTCCTCCTGCGGTTTCTCAACCAGATCCAGTTACAACATCATTAATTCAAAGAAACTCGTTAGCATTAAATACAGTTTCTGAACAACTTACATCACTCACGCAGCAAGTTAATTCTCTGAATGCTGCGATGCAGAATGTTTATGGAAATATAACTCAAAACTCAATATTAGAAAGAAGAAAAGAAGCACAAGAACAAGATCAAGAAAGAAGACTTGCAGAACAGCAGTTAAGAGAAGGTAAAGAAAGTGCAATTGAAAGAAAGATACAATCTGCACTAGTCTATCCTGTTCAAAAAATCGCTGCAAAGACATCATTTACACTTTCTCGTGTAATGCAGTTTTTTACCACTCTTTTGGGTGGTTGGTTATTAAACCAAGGATTGGAGACAATCAAGGCACTTGGTGAAGGAAATAAAAAAAGATTAACAGAGATACGGGATAATGTTCTAAAAAATCTTGGCATTATTGGTGGAATATATGCTGGTATTAGATTTGGTCTAACCGCAGTATTCAATGCGATGACTCGTGTTGCTGCAAGAGTCACAACTGCTGTTGCTGTTGGTTTGTTTATAAGACCTGTTCAAGCTCTGTTAGATGGTGTTAAGGGAGCAGCAGATAAACTCATACCAAAAATACAGAACGTCCTTCCAGGATTTTCAAAACCTGGTGGAGGAGGTGGAGGAAATCCACCACCACCTGCTGGTGGCAAAGAACCACCAAAAACAACTAGTGAAGCATCTAAACAAGTTGGAAAAAAGGGAATTAATATACTTTCTCCAACAAGTTTATTAGGTCCTCTTATTGGTGGAGGAATTGCTGGTACTGCTGATGTTATGCAGGGCGAAGATCCTGGAAGAGCATATACAGGCAATATTGGTGGTGCTTTTACTAGTGGTGGGATTGCTAGTGGAGTAATGAGATTACCCTTACCACCACTTATCAAAGTTCCAGCATCACTTGCAGCTGGATTTTTTAGTTTTGGTCCTGCAACGGATATGTTTAAAGGTCTTTATGATAAGACCACCGAAATGTTTGGAACTGATCCTGGTGTAACCAGTTCTCAACCAGTTCAGAGTAAAATAACTGATATTGCTTTTAATTCTGAAGACCTGATGGGTAATCGGGAACAAGCAAATGTTGCATCAAATACAACAGACACAAATAATTTAGTAGAAGAAGAAAAATCAAGTGCAGATTTAATAGCACAAGCATCAGGACAAGACTTTACACAGCAACCACAATATGGAAATATAAACGTAGAACAACTGGTTCAAACTACTGCACAATTTGCCAAAGAAGTTGGAACACAAGGTCTTGAAATTGCAAAAGGAGCATTAACAGATGCAGTTAACATATCACCCACAAAAGGACTAATACCAGAATCAATTAATATACCACAAGCACAAGTATTTCCAATTAAGCAAGAAGTTGCAATGAAGACAGCAAGTGTTGGTCCATTACCAGAACCAACACCAACAATTATTCCTATGCCTATTGGTGGAGGAACTAAGTCTGTTTCTGGAAAACAAAGATCAACTGTAACTGGGGAAGATACTAATCCAATGCCAGTTATAAACCCAGAAAATGCAAACAACATTTACCTTGCATTTTCACATTCAGTCTATAACGTTCCGATGATGTAAAATGGCAGAAAAACTTCAAAGCACATTAATAAAATCATCGATAGGTGTTGATAAAATTAAAAAGTCTGTGATGACTTTTAGGAAAAGTATTAATAGTACTCAAAAGAGTGCTGTAAATATCAACACAGCATTAGTAAACAGCAACAGACAGAAACAACAAGCAATAAAACTCACAGTATCAAATTTCCAGAAAAGGAGAGAAGCAGTTAGGAGAAGAGAAAGAGAAGATATAATTGAGGCATCTGGAATTAGTGGTGCAATTAGAAGACAAGGAAAAGTAATTGCATCTAGTACCAAAGGTTTTCTTGGAAGAATACTAGATTTTATAGGAACACTGATGGTTGGATGGTTAATTAATAACCTTCCTGTAATCATTAGTCTTGGTGAACAATTGATATCGAGAATGGGTAAATTGTTTATCGTATTGAGATCTTTTGTGGGTAATGTTACAACAATATTATCTGGATTTGGTAGTTTACTTGGTGGAACTATCCAAAACTTTATGAAGTTTGATTTTACTGATCAACAACAATTGATTGATAGAAGTATGTCAACTATTCAAACTGGCATATTAGGTATTGAAAAAGATTTCAATGATGCAATATATCTTCTTTCTCAACCACTTGATCTTGGATTTGATAAATTAAACATTCCTGAACCTGGTCCAGAACCAGCAGCACCTGAGGGAGTTCCTGGTGGCGGTGGTGGTGCTGGACAATTATTACCAATTCATAAACAAGCATTGGATATTATTTCTGGACCTGAAAGTGGTGGAAGTTATAATGCAATGAATCAAGGAACTATCGGAGATGATATTGTTGGATCAACCCTGGACTCTAAGACAAAAATAGGGAAGAATCTAACTGATATGACTATTGGTGAAGTTCTTCAAAGACAGCAATGGTTAATGAATAAATCAAATCCACAAGTTAGTAACTATGGGGTTTATGCTGCTGGAAGATATCAGTTTATCCCAAACACTCTTCCAGGTGTTATGAAATCTGCTGGATTAACTCCACAAGATAAATTCAGTCCAGAAAATCAAGATTTAATGGCAGTTGCTTTGTTAAAAGAAAGGGGCATACAACCTTGGACTGTTGGTGGATCAAAATACTCTGCAAAAGAAATTCAAATAGTAGAACAAGCAAGAAGAACTCCCCTAGGACAACCTAGACAAACAACCTCATCACCAGTTATTACTTCAAGATCACGTGTTATTGATGAAATCAATGTATCTGGTCCATCTGGTGGAACACCAACCGTTGGACTTTCTGGTGGAGCTGGAAATTATGGTGCATACAGAACTTCTACAAGAAGTCACGCAGGTATTGACATAGGAACAAGTGGTCAAAAAGGATGGTTAGTAGGATTCAGAGGATCTGGTACAGTAACATATGCTGCGGTTGCAGGTGGATATGGAAATCTCGTCATCATTAAATCTGGCAATACCGAATATTATTTTGCACACTTGGCAAGAATAATGGTTAGACCTGGACCATATAATGGTCAAGTAATTGGTGAGATTGGAAATACAGGATCTGGATCTGGAATACACTTGCATTATGAAGTTAGACCAAATGGAAAACCAATTGATCCAAAACCGTATCTTAACTTACTAGATATTGGAAGAAAGACTGCTCCTACTTCTACTGCAATTTCTGCTGCAAAACCAAATACATCACCAGAAGTTCAAATTGCAAGTGCAAAACCAGCACAATCAGTACAGTCAGCATCACAAGTTACAACAGAAAGAAAAGGGCAAACTATTGTTGTTCCCATTTCTATGCCAGATCAATCGCAAATTGCCCAGGCAACGCCACGAGCATCTGGTGGAGCACCAAGTTTCCAAAGTCCTCCTCAAAGTGGATTAAATAGATATATCGAACAAACTCAATACCTCGCACTAGCATAATCATAAATGGCAGCAATCGATAGGTCAATATACGAATCCCTTATCCTTGAACAAAGAGGTGGTGGTAAGACCATCGATGTTAGATTAGGTACTATTTCTGTTGATTATTATGAAGATATTTTTTCACCTACTGTTACTGCAACAATCGTAATTGTTGATAATGGTGTTGTATCAGGTTCAAATAATTCGCAGAATGCTGATATAAATTGTATGACTCCTGATGGATCAAGACAATCAGTGTATCAAGGTCTTCCATTAAGGGGTGGTGAAAGAGTTCTATTTAAAGTTGCTGGTAACTCACCATCAAATCCTGGAATAGATTATGCTACTGGTGATACGTTATATGTCTCAAATATTGCTAATGTTGTAAGTGAAACTCAAAGAGAGATGTTGGTATTGAATTTAACTTCAAGAGAAGCAATTCTAAACGAAACGGAATCAGTAACAAAAAAATATCCAACATCATCTCCAATTTCAGTTTCTGCGGAGAACATTATCAAAGAATTTTTAAAACCAACAAAGAAGATTGAGGTAGATAAAACTATTAACACTTATGGATTTTTAGGAAATTCTCGCAAACCATTTAGTCTTTTGGTTAGTTTAGCATCCAAAGCAGTTCCTGAAATGTCGGAAAAGGATGCAACTGCGGGATTTGTATTTTTCCAAACAGTTGAGGGTTTATTTTTCAAATCAATTGATGAGTTGATCAAGAGAGGTCCAAAAGCAACATATACTTATACTGATGTTAATCAGTCTAGATTAGCAAGAAATAATGATTATAACATTCTATCTTATAGTACAAATAAGAATGAAAAACTTATTGAAAATCTTAGACTAGGTGCATACGCCAGTAAAAGAGTTGTTTTTGATCCTTATACTTTTAGGGTTAATTTTGTAGACTATGATAAAGAGAAGTATACAAAGGGTTTACAATCTTTTCCACCAGCGATCGTTGAAGGAAGCGCAGCAATTCCTTCTGTTGCTTCATATTCCCCTTTACCTGCGCCACAACCACAAGATGTTCCATATTCTATTGCAGTTAAACCTTTGATAGATCTTGGAAAAGCACCATCAAGAACAGTTGCATCAATACTAGATCGTGGAGTTTATGATGAAGATGTTTCAACAGAAAAAAATGCAGAGGCATTAAAGTATCAATCGCAGTCTTTAACAAGATATAATAGTATTTTTGTTCAGATGTTGACAATGACTGTTCCATCAAATACAAATCTAAGAGCAGGTGATATGATCAAATGTCAATTTCCGGCAACATCTACTTCTAAAAAGAAAGAGTTTGATCAGGCGCAAAGTGGTCTATATATGATTAAAGCACTGTGTCATCATTTTGATTCGAATGGATCTTATACTTCGATGAAGTTAGTCAGAGACACGTTTGGATAATAAGGTAGAGTAAAATGTTAGATCAGTCTTTAATAAAAAGTAATTTTATAGGAAGAGATGGATTTATATGGTGGATCGGACAGGTTCCACCAGAGGGAAATCATCGTGAACAGATTAATGGTGGTGGATGGAGTCACCGATATAAAGTTCGTATTTTAGGATACGACTCACCAGAAAAAGAAATACTTCCAGATGACAAACTTCGTTGGGCGCAAGTTATGCTCCCGACAACTGCCGGATCAGGAGGAGCAAACCAGTCAATGAGTGTTGCCATCTCACCTGGTGACACCGTATTTGGATTTTTCTTAGATGGAAATGATCTTAACGTCCCTGTAATTCTTGGAGTTCTTCCTAGAACCTCAAAAGTTTCAACTGATCAATACACAGAACCATTTGAACCTTATACTGGTTATACAAGAAAAGTTGATAATGATGGTGCATATATTGTAAAAAATGAGTCGAATGAAAATAATACTACTTCACAAAAATCTCCAAGAATTGTACCACCACAACAAGCGAAGAAGATTGGTCCAGATGAAAGATCCGCTTTCACTGGTGTTGGAGATGTTATAAAAGCAGCATCTGGATCTTCTGCTACAACAGTTCAGAAGATGTCCACAGAGATTGATAACTTTGTAAATAGAATTCAAACAATCACGGATAAAGTTTCTGGCGCAATTGGTGGTGTACAAGAGTTAATTTCAGCAGAAATTGCAAAAGTAACAGAAAAAATACAGAAGATATCAAGTGGTCTCATCAATGATTTGATGAATAATACATATCGCAGTTTAGCGGCAACTTTAAACTTAGGATTAAAGACTGCATATAATACTGCATATGCACTTGTTTTTGCAGCAACTGGAAGTGATCGAGCTGCTCATATTGCAGGAGTTGCTGCTCAGAACGGATATGTTCCTGGTGTGAAAGCAATCCAAGATGCTTTACCCTGTATTACAAATACAATTTTAAGCGCAATTGGTGATACCGTAAATGGTTTATTACAGGCAGTTGCTGAAAATGTAGTTAATTTTGTGGGTTGTGTTGCAAATCAATTTATCGGTGGATTAGTAAATCATATTATCGATATAACTGATACTCTATTAACTCCACTTATTCTTGCAGTTACACCAATTCAATTAGGATTTCAAGTAGTTGACTTTTTGAGATCTAGTGCAGAAAGTTTACTCAGTCCAAGAAATAATATTTCTTGTGATGAAATCAAACCAAGTTATGTTTCGGCACCAGCAAATAAGTGGGTAATTGGAAGAGGTCCAAATGATCAACCTGGAATTCCTATCACGTCAATTATAGAATCTGCAAACGAGGCAGCATCTATTGCAAAATCTTTTGTCGATAGTGTAGGTGATGTTGCAGATGCAGTTAGTGATCTTTCAAAAATTGCTGGATCTCTTGATCTTTTGAAAAAAGATTTTTCTGCAAAAGGATTTAAAGGTGCAGTATCAAATTGCTCTGGGGCATTTCCATCTAATTGTGGTGGAACAAAGGTTAAAATATTTGGAGGACGTGGAAAAGGAGCAGTTGGAAAGGCAATACTTGGGTCAATTGTTGGAGAAGCTGGATCTGCAACTGGAAGTATTATAGGAATTGATGTTCTGAATGGTGGTTCTGGTTATGACTTCCCACCGTTTGTCGAAATTGTTGATGATTGTAAGCAAGGAAGAGGTGCTATTGCCAGAGCAGTTGTAAAAGGTGGAAAAGTAGTTGACATTTATCTAGTTTCAGAAGGTGAAAATTATCCAATCGATGCACCAGAAGAAACTCCTGCAGGAATAGATGATGAAACTTATGAAAATTCAACAGGACCTTACGTAATTGATAATATTATTATTGTGGAACCAGGATTAAATTATACACCAGACGATGTTGTTGTCGATATAAACAATCCAGAAGTTGAATATAAGATAGAAGTATCTCCTGAGGGAGAAGGAGAGATTGTTAAAGTATTACCAATAAATAGTGAGACGACTAACGTTGTTGAAGTTAAAGATTCACCAGAACTGAGAGTTAGAACTAGAAGAGGTTATGGTGCGGTCTTAAAAGCTAGACTAAAACCAAGAGAAACATATCAAGGTGCAGTTAAGCAACAAATCGATTGTATTAGCAGATAATTATGGCAAACAGACCACTAGAAAAACAAAATTGGCAAAGAAGAAAGCATCATACTTTCAGTCCAAATTTTAGGATTGATACTGGCAACCCTCAGATGGGATTGAGTGGTACATCTTTTTATGATTTGTATGCAGTTACTGATAATAGAGATATTTCACTAGTTGGTATGACCAATAGTGGAATGTTTCACATTTATAATGATCAATCAATTGAAATTATTGGTGGTCAAAAAAGTAAATCGACTGGTGTTGACATCATTATTACTGGAAAAAATGGTGATGTATGGATTACTGCTGAAAAAAATGGACAAGTTAGAATTCGTGGAGCAAACATTGTAGTAGATGCTGATCAAAATCTAACTTTAAGAGCAGGAAACAATATTAAGATACAGGCAGGAAACAAAATAGATCTTAAAGCAAATATAGCAAACGTTGATGCTCTAATGGGCAACCTGACACCATTTGATGTTATGTTTGGTGGAATTGTTTTCAAAGATACTTACGTTTGGCCACAAGAATACTTTGAAGAACCCAGAATTCCTGATGGTGCTCCAACACCAGATAAGGCAGGTGTTGCTGAGGGTGATTCATCACTTGGAAAGTCATATGATCGAATAACTGGAACTTATACAAGCTCCACTAGCGATTTGGAACGTTCTGCTGCTGCCGATGCACAATATTTTGAGTCAGTTCAACCTTTCACTGAGGAAAAACCAACAAATCAATTGCAAGTCGGTGAATCTAATTCTGAAACAAGATCGTTAGCGGCACAAGAGAGAGCAATAGGGCAAGGTAAGTTTGTAGAAGAGTAATATTATGCCAGATTTTAAACCACAAGACTCAAAGTTTCATAATAAAAATGCAGTATTCAATGGCAATGTTCATTTTTATGGACAAGTCTTTGGTTTAGAAGAATCTGCTGTTGGATTTGGATCAACAAGTATTATCTCTAATGCAAACTCAAAAGTTGAAGTCGGCATAGGGAATACCATAACGGTAACCACAAATAACGTTGGTATAGTTACATTCGCTCAAAATAATATTGGAATTGCAAATACAATTACCTTTGAAAGAACTGGTATTGTTCAACAACTCTTTGAAAACGTAAATGTATCATCAACTGCATTAACTGGAACAATTAATCTAGATATCCTTTCTGGAACTTTATTTTATTATACTGCTGATGCTTCTGCTAACTGGACTTTTAATATTAGAGGAAATTCTTCTACAACTTTGAATACTATTCTTCCAATTGGTAAAAGTGTAACTATTACTGTCCTGAGTACTCAGGGTGGAACTGCAAGATATGCAAGCGGATTTACGATTGATGGATCATCTGTTTCACCAAAATGGCAGGGTGGAACTGCTCCAAGTGCAGGATTCACCAATTCAATTAATACCTATACGTATTCAATTGTAAAGACTGCTGATGCAACATTCACTGTTTTTGGATCACTAGCGAAATTTGCGTAATGCCAATACTTGGAACACTATCATCATTAAGTGCCAGAGCATATGGATTTATAACAGGATCCGGATCAATAGACTTTACAGTATCTCCATCAGTTAATAGTTTAACAGAATGGAATTTGAGTTCTAATGGTGCATTAATTCTTGATGGTGGAACATCAACTACATATACACTCACTGCTCAAAGAACTTTTAGTGCCACAGTTAAGATGTGGGGACAAGGTGGGCAAGGTGAAGGATTTGGTGGAACTGGTGGTTATTCAATAGGGACTGTTTCATTTTCATCTGGACAAACTTATACAATTCAACTGAATACTGGTGGTGGTCCATCAAGACCTGGAAGTGGAAGTGGATTTAATCGTGGTGAAAGAGGTGGTGGATATGCTGGAATGTTCTTTGGACCATCAGTAAGTCAACCTTCTGCAATAATGATGGCAGGTGGCGGTGGAGGCGGTGCTCCTTCTGTTGGTGGATCAGGAAGTGCTCAGGGAGGGCACGGTGGTGCTCCTTCTGGAAATAATGGTGGAAATTCACCAGACTCTGTAACTGGTTCAACAGGTGGATCTGGCGGCACACAAGGCGGTGGAGGTGGTGCTGGTAACGGGTCAGGAACCTCAGCAACTCCTGGATCGGCACTGCAAGGCGGTACAGGCGGGCAAGGTTCTGGATCATCCCCCAACTGGTCTGGCGGCGGTGGCGGCGGTGGAGGTTACTTCGGCGGCGGTGGCGGCGGTGGTGGTGATGACTTTGGATCTGGAACCCGCGCAGCATCTGGTGGAGGCGGTGGATCTGGATACATAAATCCTTCTTATGTAACTGGTGGGGTTACTAGAATTTTTGCTAATACTATTGAGGGTGGATTCAACGATCCCAACAGGGGTACTGGTGGCAGCGTGAACGGAAACGCCAGAGTCGTGATCGAACCCACTTGACACCAGACCCAAGACCCCCTATAATATGTGGGTAATCAACGGAACCACCTAATGAGCACTGCACAAGAATCTGTTCTGGGCATTGTGATTGACGTTTGCACTCGCACTTTCCTTCTTATCAGCAATGAAGGTAATGAAAAAATGGTTGAGTGTGAAACCGTTCAAGAGTTTATGAATGTCCTGGAAGTTGTGACTGCAAATCTTGAACCTGATCAGATCGAGTATGCCGACCTTGCCATTTGCGAAGATTGATGCTATAATATAAATATCCGAAACAACTGAGATGGAAGTTTTCACAGTGGATGAGTTTCAAGAGCGTTTTGATGAACTTGTAGAGAGAGTTGAAAACGGAGAGCAAATAGGTATTGTAGATGAGAATGGAAAGGCAGCAGTAATGATACCTGCCGATGAAGATTTGATACGAATACACACTGAATTAAACAACGAAGCACCCTAATCTAAGGGTTTTTTGCGAGTGAGACTTGGTAGTCAGAGGAGTCTTATAAACTCTTTCCGCCAGATTAGCGGCTTTGACCTGGTTCGAATCCAGGCACTCGTATCGTGCAGGTTTACCAATCTGGTGAATGGACCGTTCTCATAAAGCGGCGAAGGCGAGTTCAATCCTCGCAACCTGCACTTGACCACTACAACTCTTTGAGTTATAATGGTCTCACATCACGGGAGCGTGGTGGAATCGGTAGACACAACGGACTTATGTAAAATTGAGCCTCATTTGGGAAACCTTATGAGTGTAACTCCTCAAATTCGGTGAAACCTGTAAAATGGCAATACCGAGCCAAGCATCGCAAGATGAAGGTGTAGAGACTAGACGGGGAGCACCTAATCTGAAAGGTATGGTGAAGGTATAGTCCAGACCACAAACTCTATGAGGCGGCGAAAGTCGTAGTGGTAAGAAAATCCGTCGGCTTCGGCTATGCGAGTTCAAGTCTCGCCGCTCCTACTTAAAAGTAAACATATTATAAATAATAATAGTTATGTTTACTTAAATGTTGAGAAATGGATATAAGTCAACAAATGAAGAGTTTGTTGATGCGATTAAAACTTCACAATCAATAAGAGAAGTTTTATTGAAGTTAAATTTAAAAGCAGCAGGTGGAAATTACAAATGTTTTCACGATAGAGTAAAAGAACTTAATATATCAATAGATCATTTTACTGATCCAAAAGCGTGGAATAAAGGAAAAGCATTTGGACCAAGAAGAGATATTCAAGAATATTTGAAGTTAGATTGTGAATTTATAATCACATCAAACAGTTTAAGAAAAAGATTAATTGCAGAAGGTCTCAAACAACATAAGTGTGAATGTTGTGGTATAACTGAATGGAACGGACAACCAGCACCGATTGAACTTGATCACATAAACGGCAACCATCACGATAATCGTTTAGAAAATCTTCGTATTTTGTGCCCCAACTGCCACGCACAAACTGACACTTACAGGGGTAAGAATAAAAAATAAATAAGAGATATGGGAAAACCCCTATGTCTTATAGAATTGACACTGCATACTGCTGGTATAACAATGGCAGTATGATAGTAAAGATGTATTTTATCAATCATATTCCATTTACTTTCGATGAACTACCATATGGTCACTTATACGATTTAGATCTTTGTAGAGAAGCAGATAAAAATCGTACATTTGATCCAGAAGATTTATATAAAAATTCTTTCTATCTCATTGATGAAGAAGTACATCCGTGTCTCTTCCCAGTTGAATTAGAAAACCCAGAAGATATGCCAGAAGATGTAGAAATAGATTATAATGATGAAGACTTTCCAATTTAAAATAGTTTTATAAAATGAAATTTCCTATTTTTGAGTATCCATCATTTCATTACCAAATTAGTGATTGGAACAATAAAAAACAAAAAATAATTAGTAAATTGAACGATCAAAACTTTATAAGAACTGATCTTCAAAATTTTGAGACTGATAGACAAACAAACAATAATAACTACCTCAAATATTTTGTCGATATTATTAGACCAGAACTAGAAAAATTTTGTGAAGAAATAAATGTAAATTGTACAGTAACTGACTGTTGGGCAGTTAAGTATAAGCAAGGTGATGATCAATATGTTCACAATCACCGATCTCGTGGATTTTCTGGTGTTTTGTACTTAGAATATGACCCAGAAGTTCACAAACCAACTCATTTTATAGCACCTTGGCAAGATCCTATAACCGATGAGACAACATTTGGATATTTCAGAAACATTAAAGAAGGAACAATTGTAATAGTTCCATCTTATACTTTACACTATGTTCCCCAAAACAAATCAACTAAAACAAGAACTGTTATTGCCTTTGATATTTTGCCAAAGGTAAGTAAAATTTACTGGGATAAATAAAAGATAGAAATATTTCTGGCGAATATAATCCGATGCCTCTTAATAAGTTAGAGAATTTTATCAAGAATACAGAAGGTCGTATTCTCTATGTTAATCCTAATGATCTTGATGCTACTGATGGTGTTGAAAATCAAGGTAACTCATTAACAAAGCCTTTTAAAACGATTCAAAGAGCTCTGATTGAGTCGGCAAGATTCTCATATCTGAGAGGTAATGATAATGATATTACAGAAAAAACTACAATTCTGTTGTTTCCTGGTGAGCACTTAGTTGATAACAGACCTGGTTATGCCATCAAGGATAATGGTGGTGTTGCAACCGCAGTAACCCCTAGTGGAACAGAAATGTTCGCTGGTGCAGAACTATCATTAACTCTAAACAGCAATTTTGACTTAACTCAGGAAAATAACGTTCTTTATAAATTCAACAGTATCAATGGTGGTGCTGTTGTACCAAGAGGAACATCGATTGTTGGTCTAGATTTAAGAAAGACTAAGATTCGTCCAAAATATGTTCCAAATCCAACTGATCCTAATGCACCAACAAGTGCTATTTTTAGAATTACTGGTGCTTGTTATTTCTGGCAATTTTCTATTTTTGATGGTAATGAACTTGGGTTAGTATATACAGATCCAAGTGATTTTTCGCAAAATAATCAATCAAGACCTACATTTTCACACCATAAGTTAACTGTATTTGAATATGCAGATGGTGTAAATATTCCAACTGGTTATGCAATCACTGATCTTGATATGTATTATAGCAAGGTCAGTAATGCTTTTAATAGAGCATCTGGTAGAGAGATCGATCAAAAATATCCAGCAGAACCAGGTTCTTTCTCAAAACAGAGACCTGAATGGGAAATCGTTGGCGCATTTGCTGCGGATCCTATTGCAATTTCAAACATCATTTCTGGTGATGGAGCTTCTCCTGGAACTGTTGTAACCGTCACTACTCAGGTTCCACATGGATTAACAGCAGGAACTCCGATTAAAATTCGTGGAATTAATGTAAACGATTACAATATTTCCACAAAAGTTGCACAAGTAGTTAGTGAAACTGTTTTTACATACACACTTCTAAGTGTAAGAGCAAATCTTCCTGCTGGTCCTGCTGCTGGACTTGCTCCTGGTCCAACTGGTGCAGTTATTATTGAAACCGATACCGTTTCTGGTGCATCTCCATACATCTTTAACTGTTCGTTGAGATCAGTTTGGGGTATGCAGGGTATGCACGCCGATGGAAGCAAGGCAGCAGGTTTCCGTTCGATGGTTGTTGCACAGTATACTGCGGTCTCGCTACAAAAAGATGATCGTGCATTTGCAAAGTATAATCCAACAAATAGAACTTTTGATAGTATTGGAATAACAAAAGTCACAGGAGAAGCACTTTCATCACAATCATCATCAACTAATCAGGCATTTGTATATCACTTAGATCCTGAGGCGATTTATAGAAAGGGATGGGAAACATCTCACATTAAGTTTACGAATGATGCATTCATTCAGATTGTTTCCGTGTTTGCGATTGGATTTACTAGACACTTTGATTCCAAGAGTGGTGGAGATGGATCTATTACCAACTCCAACTCAAACTTTGGTCAAATTTCCCTATTTGCTGATGGATTCAAAGCAGCAGCATTTGACAAAGATAATAAAGGTTATGTAACATCTATTGTTGCTCCAAGAGCAATTGTCAGTCAAGATTCTACCATTGAATGGGTTCAATTTGATGTCACAAAAACAAAAGCAGTTGGAATTAACAACCATCTCTATCTTTTAGGATATACCAACCAAGATATTCCACCACCAGTTATTTCACAAGGTTATAGAATTGGTGCTAGAATCAATGATCGTGTTTATGTTGATAGCAACTCGAATTTTGCAAATATTTTAATGACCAATGGTCCAGTTACTTCTGGATCACCAACTATTTCTGGAACCGATAGTTCTGCAAAGGTTTACAGTACAAGATTAGAAAATAACTCTAATGGCACTGTTTATACTATTACTGGTGGGCATTCCCTTAAAAATGGTGAATCTATTAAAATCTTCAGTGAAACTGGAGATCTTCCAGAAGGTCTTGAAGAGAATGTTCTTTACTATGCAATAACTTCTGAGAAGAAGACCTCTTTGGGTGCAACACAAATTCAGATCGCTGCTTCTAGAACCAATGCTTCTGCACAAATTCCACTAGCAATTACAAGTTACGGTGGTGAGCAACTTAGAATTGAAAGTAGAGTTTGTGATAAAGAAGCTGGTGAATTGGGGCATCCAATTCAATGGGATTCAAATCAAGGACAGTGGTTTGTTCATACTAATGCAAATAGTGCATTATATCAATATATTAACACTCTCACAACTCCTGAAACTGAGATTTCTTATGTTCTAAGAAAAGAAGATGATAGAAGTTTAGATGAAAAAATCTACAAACTTCGTTATGTTGTTCCAAAAGAACTCGTAAATGGTAGAGCACCTAGCGAAGGATTTATCATTCAAGATTCGAGCTCTACAAATGTTAGAGAAGATGCTGATTTTACCAAAACTACAATCACAACTTCAGACTACCACTACAATCGTAATCCAAAATTCATTACTACTTGCACATATGACTCTGGAACTAAACTTGTTACAGTACGGTCAGATGCGACACATAATTTAAAAACAGGTGATAAGATTATTGTTAATAATGTTGTAAGTACAACTAATACTTCCGCAACAAATAATGTTGGATATAATGGAGTATTTACAGTAAATTCCATTATCAATGATAAAACTTTCACGTATAGTGCTATTGATATATTCAATATCACTCACAATCCAGGAACTTTCACCAGTAATATAAATGTAAGATCAAAAGATCTTCCAAGATTTACAAGAAATGATCTTTTTGACAATCTTTATGTTTATAGATCAGAAGTAGTTACACCATATATCTACAATATTCAAGATGGTGTCTATTACCTATATGTTCTTAACTCTGCAAATGCAGTATCATCTGAGTTTACTGACTATAAGTATTCTCAAAAAGTTACAGATCTTTATCCACAGCAAGATAGAGATAATTACAATGACAATCCTCCATCAGCAAAAACCTTTGCTAAGAGATTCCCTCTCGGAGATGTTGTCACTAATGATTTAAAGAGAAGTATAACAAGAGAGACTATTGATAGGTTTGTAGAAAAGTTCTCATACGCTAAAAAGATAACCGCAGTTTCAAATAGTCCAACTTCTGCAACACTTACTCTTGATAGTGAGCATCAATTAGCAGGTGTTAGACAATATACAACTTTAAATGGTGGATCTGGACACACTAATGGAACATATTATAATGTAAGACTTTTCAACAGTAATGCAGCACCTTCATCTGCTGTTTGGGATGGCGCAACTGCAAATGTAACTGTAAGCGGTGGTGCAGTAACAGCAGCAACAATTGTTGAAGGTGGATCTGGATATACTAATGGTGAGCAACTCTATTTTGATAGTAGTGTTATTGGTGGTACACCTCAGGCAAATATTCTCATCAATACTGCTGGTATTTCAACAGCGACTGGAAATTATGTCCAAGTTACAGGTATTGGAACAACTGCTGGTGGATATTTTAGAATTACTGACACTTCAAATAAGAATGCTATTTCAATTGCAAAAACAGCAGGTGATCCTGTTGCCGTTGCAAATCAATATGTAATTAATCTTGGACCAGCAGTAACAATTTCTCAATTACATTTCAGTGGTAGTGGTACTACTGGTATTGGAACATATCAATCATTAAATTCACCTCACGGACTACTTGCAGGAAATGCTTTAAGAATTCTTGACAGTAATAATAACAATCTTGGCGATTACGTTGTCAATAATGTTAATAGTCCTAATGAATTTACAATTAAACTTCCAACTTCACTTCCAACTGCTGCTTGGGCATTGAAGCATGGTATGTCTGCAAACAGCGCAAGTGCAGATAATCTTGGTGAGAATCTTGGTGTAAGATCTCTATCAATTTTTGATAATGAAACCTTGATTCTTGGGCAGACAATCACGACAGAAGAACAATTCATTATTGATCTTCCTGGCGCTGGCATCGGCACAATGTCTAGATTCCCACTAGGATCTTACATTCAAATTGGCAATGAAATTATGAGAGTCAAAGCAAGCACTCTCACTGGTGCAGGATCTAATCAGATCCAAGTCATTCGTGGTTCGATGGGAACTATTATCGAATCACACGTTTCTGGATCTTTAATTAAGAAGATTAAACTAACTCCTGTTGAATTCCGCAGACCTTCAATCATTCGTGCTTCTGGTCACACATTTGAATATCTTGGATATGGTCCTGGTAACTACTCAACTGGTTTACCACAAGTCCAAGTTAAGACTCTGAGTGAGAAAGAAGATTATCTTGCATCATCACAAGAAACCTCTTGTGGATCAGTTCTGTACACTGGTATGAATAGTGATGGCGATTTCTATATTGGAAACGTCAAGTATTCTGCACAATCAGGCGAACAAACAACATTTGATGTTCCAACACCAACAATTACTGGTGAGGATCCAAACAGACTGAGTGTTGTATTTGATGAAGTTATTGTTAAAGAAAGAATTCTTGTTGAAGGTGGCAACTCGGGTCAGATTCTTTCACAATTTGATGGACCAGTCACCTTTAACGGCGACATTAGAATGAATAGAGCGTTAATTCTCAATAATAATTTGAGAGTTAATGGACGTGTTGATTTTAGAAATACAACACAATCAACAAGTTGCACAACAGGAGCACTTGTTGTTGCTGGTGGTGTAGGTATTGGTGGTGATGTTAATATTTGTGGGCAATTGACTGTTGATGATGATTCATTATTCAAAGCAAACGTTAAACTAAATGATAATGGTCTATTAAAACTAGGAACTAGTGATGATTTAACAATCTATCATGATGGTTCAAATAGTTACATAGCAGATTCTGGTACTGGAAGCCTAATTGTTCAGACTAATACATTGAGTGTGAAGAATGCTGCAAACACTGAACAATTAGCATTATTTCAAGAAAACGGATCTGTTACATTGCATTATGATGGATCTGAAAAAATTAAAACAGTCACAGATGGTGTTGAAGTTACTGGAAAAATGGCAGCAACTGGCGCTATCACCGGCGCAAGTCTTGCAGTTACTGGAAATATTAGTGGAGCATCGGTTTCAATTTCTGGTCAGATTATTGCAGGCGGTGATATTACTGCATTTGCTTCCGATATTAGATTAAAAGAAAATATCAAACCAATTGAAAATGCTCTCGATAAAGTTATGTCTCTGAGAGGATTTACTTATACATTCAATGAAGTTGGTGCATCACTTGGATATGATACAAATACTTCACACGCAGGAGTATCTGCACAAGATGTTTTTGCAGTTCTTCCAGAAGCAACAGCACCAGCGATGCTCGATAATACTTATATGGCAGTTAAATATGATAAATTAGTTCCACTACTCATAGAAGCAATTAAGGAACTAAAGCAAGAAATTGAAGATCTTAAAAACTCTAAGTGATAGGATAAAAATATGGAAAAAAATCATTACCAAATCGTAGCAAAAACACCAGAAGATTGGAAAGTAGTTCATAAACTACTAATGCAAGATGGTACTCTGGAAGACAACATTCCAGAAAGATCAATAGAATGTGTAAATGATATTAAACATAGTAAGACTAGAAGCACTTATTTGATGACAGATGATGAGGCAGAACTTTTAAGGCAAAGTGATCGTATTTTATTAGTTGATTTGGACATATATTATCACCCAGAATCTGCTCCGAAGATTGAACCATATATTAAAAGATTTGGTAAATCTGTTAGAAACTATAGATCATTAAGGCGTTTTAATCAATCAAAGGATAGTTGTGGGGAGTTGTTGAAGCTTGCCAATGATGGGAGCACAGTAAATGCTGGATATTGGGAATGGTCAATACCATATTATCAAAAATTTGATCCAAGATTTTCAGCAGAGCAAAATAGAGTTGGATATCAAATACTAAGATGTACATCAGAACAAAATCAGTTTTCATCAAATTCTCTTGATGTAAAATTTCAAGATATAGATTATAGCACAGATGGAACAGATATAGATGTTATCGTTGTTGATAATGGATTTTTCTATGGTCATCCGGAATTTACTGCATCATCATCTGGTAAAGAATATTTTGATCCACCAAACTATGTTTATGGAAATGTTTTATCAAGGCATGGTAGATGTGGTCTATTAGATCTTGTATTAGACGCTCCATACTATCTGGATCCCGAATGGTTTGATGTTGATCCAATAAATCGTTTGGAAAAAAGATGGGATGGAACAACAGTACCAAAAGAACAAGTAGCAAGAGATTGGTGGAGTGGACCACAATTTAGATCTTCATCTTTTCCAGATTTTGGATCAATTCCCATACCACAAGGATATACAAGAAAAAACACCTGTGGAGAAAATGCAATTTCTGTTCCTCCCGCTATCGGGGCGTTCGAACGCCCAGGTGATCATGGAACTCCTTGTGCATCTCTCACATATGGAAAAAACTTTGGATGGGCATTCAACTCAAACAAATGGACTTTAACTCTGGGTTTTAGTTCCAGTGGTCTCCTAAGAAGTATTGATCAGCAATCCGTATTTGATATTCAAAAAATATTTCACAAATATAAACCAGTAAATCCTAAATTTGGAACAAAAAATCCAACAGTAAGTTCAAATAGTTGGGGAACATCATCGAATATAAGTCTAATTTTACTTTCACCATATTCTGATCCAGTGCTTGGTTATCCATATGCAGATCCATCTAAAACTGATACGACTGGAAGAGCTTTTTACAAGTATAGAACTACATCTGGGTTCTTTAATTTTAAAATAAAAAGAGATAACGACATAATAGATCAGAGTACTGGAAAAAGATACAAGAAGCTCGAGATTGATTTTCAAAACTCTCCGGAGATTCCAAAATTTTTGTCGAGTCGTAATAAACAATTTGAACTATTTTTTGAAGATGCATCATATTTAATTGCCGGAAAGGAATTAATATCAAGTGGCGTCCATTTTGTTTGTGCTGGTGGTAATTCTTCAAGTTACTTGGGAACTCCAACAGATGAAGATTTTGATAACATTTTTGAAAACAGTGCTGGCGAAAAATTCTACTTCAATAGGCCAGGATATCCAGCACAAATAGGATATACTGATGGTCAAACAGAAAGATTTAAAACTTTCATTATTGGTGCAATTGATGATGAATATACTGGATCAACATCAATAGAGAGTTTTTCTGGGATTCCGCAGGGGACACCGCCGGCAAGATTTCAAGAAACCAACTCAACATACCTTTCTGCTGGAACTGGTAAAGAAAGACTAGCAAGAGCAGATGATTATCTTGGCAGCAATTGGGGGGTGGATTATAGTACTAAGGGTAGTGGGATAGATTTCTATGCTCCTGGTGATGGTACTCTTACTGCTGGCATTAGATTAGTACCAATAATAGATGATCCTGTTGTATTTCCTCCACAAGAAGAACCTATTCCCCGATTTGATTCCTGTGGAAATCCAACTAGGGGCACACCGGTAATACAGGACTATCAAAGTGCAGTTCAACCAGAACCAAGTATTGTATATCATGATCAGTATTTTAATGGAACTAGTGCAGCAACACCTGTTGCAGCAGGATTAATTGCATGTTTCTGCCAAAATAATAGAGACATGAATAGTGTAGACTTAAAAACTTATTTGAGAAATAATATACAAAGTCAAAGCAGTTCTAATTTCTTTATTGGAACTAGACCGGGAGACAGTCCAAATGACTCGGCATGGGAAGTACCATTTTCTGTGATGGGTAGAGCAGTAAAAATAATTAAAGAAGTTACAACTAGAAACGGAACACCAAACCCCAGTTTTACTTCAACTTATGGTATTGCTAGTAATTTTGGAGCGAATGAACGATTTATTATAACGAATAGTTCTAGTCTTATTCACAAGATAGAAATTTTAGGTATTAAAAAATTTGATGAAAATGCTGCTACTTATGAATTGAACATTAAAACAGGTTATTATAAAGTTGGTGCAAGGAGTGAACTTACTTATGATAAATTAAAAACTATAAAATTAAGAGTTGATCCATCTAACTCAAAAAAATTACAACTTACAGATAGTGATGGAACGTATGGTTGGGATGATATGGAAATCACTGCTTTTAACGGTGAATTTAAACAAGTATCAACCGAAGTTTATTATGTGTTCTCTGGGGGAGTTTTACCAGGAAATCAGGCATATGTTGGATCTGGTGCTGCTGGACCAGCATACGTTCCACCAGCACCAGGTGGTGGAACAATAACTGGAGGTGGAGATTTAATAGTTACAGGTGACATAGTTGCTGGTGATGATATTATTGGACTAGTTTCCGATGAGAGACTGAAAGAAAATATCAAACCAATTGAAAATGCTCTCGATAAATTAGAAAAACTAGATGGTTTTACTTACAATTTCAATGAAATTGGTGAAAGATTGGGATTTGATCCAAATAAGAGACATTCTGGTGTATCTGCTCAAATTGTCAAAAATGTATTGCCAGAAGCTTCTGCTCCTGCACCAGCAGATAATGATTATCTAACAGTTAAATATGATAAATTGATCCCTCTACTCATTGAATCTATTAAAGATCTTAAAGATGATATTGATGATATAAAAAAGAATGACGGCAAATAAATAACTAAAAAAACACACGATGGCGAATATCAGAAAGCAATTTAATTTTCGTAATGGTGTACAAGTTGATGATGATAATCTAGTTGTAAGTCCAACTGGATTGGTTGGAATTGGGACAACCATTCCAACCGAAGCTTTGGATGTTCGTGGAACTGCAAAGGTAGTCGGTCTAGTTACTGCTAATCAGATCTATACCCAATCTTTAACCGCAACAAATATATCAATTAATAGTTTAACATTAGGTGATTCTATTATTGGTGGTGGAGTCAGTATTCGTAGTGGAATTATTACATCATCTGGTTCTGGTGTTGTCACTTATTATGGGGATGGTGGAAAATTAAGTAATTTACCATCATCCCAATGGATAGACACTGATGTTGGACTGGGATTTACCAGCATCTATGCACAAGGATTTGTTGGAATTTCAACAAATGATCCAAGATATCCTCTACAAATTGGAGGAACAAATAATGTAGGAGCATTTGTAGATGGTGTTGGTATCAACTCAAATGGAAATATTGTAGCAACTGGAATTGTAACTGGTGCAAAGTTTGTTGGAATTGGATCAGATTTAACATTACTCAACGCAAGCAACATCAGTTCTGGAACAATTAATAACGATAGAATTCCAGTTCTATTAAATTCTAAATTGCCATCAAATATTAGTGTTTCTGGGGTTATAACAGCAACTGGTGGATTTATTGGAACAGTTGGTGGAAATGTTTATGGTGATTTATTTGGAAATGTAACTGGAGATGTAACAGGAATTTCAACTTTCGCAAGATTTTTAACTGGAAGTCCTGACATAACCGTTACAGATGTAACCGCTGATGATATTGCCTCAAGTACTGTAACAACAACTCAATTGGTAGTAAGTGGATCTAGCGTACAACAAACAATAACCGCATCAAGGTTAAATGTTGGAACATCTGGAACAATTTTTTCAGCTGTTAGTGATGGAAATGGAAGAATTGGTATTGGATCAACATCACCAACAAAAGATATTCAGATTTTAAAATCTGGTATTTCCGAAGTAGAAGTGATCGGTTCAGATCGTGCTCAAATCACAATTGGACAACAGCAAAATTATGGAATAGGAGTTGGAAATAGTACCGCTGTCATAAGATTTGGTAATTTTGCCAGAAGTCTTGATATTATCAACGGTGATATTGGAAACTTTAATTATTATCTTCATAGTGCTCAACCAGTTGCAGGAATTACAACTGGAAGTTTCAACTGGATTTATGGACAAAATAATTTAGAGTTAATGACTCTAACATATGATGGCAGATTGGGACTTGGAAACACAAATCCCGATAATACACTTCACGTTGTTGGAACTTCTACCGTAACTGGCAATTCTTGGTTTGGTGGAAATGTGGATATTTCTGGAAACCTTAGTGTTAATGGTTCCCTTTCTGGAAATATCTTCGCATTACAAGCGCAGCAAGTTTATGCAACATCTGGTGTTTCAACATTCTACGATGTTACAATCGGCAATGATGCATTTGTTGCTGGATCAATTGGTATTGGAACAACTGTACCAACCGCAGGTATTGATGCAAGAGGAAATCTTGCTCTGTTTGGAAATATAGGAATTGGAACAACAACAACATCCAACTCTTTAAGAGTAGTTGGACCTAGTGTATTAGAAAGTGTTGCAATTGGTAATACAAATGGACCCTTAGGTGGTACACTTGGTGTTTTTGGTGGTATAACACTACTCGATTCAACCGTAGTTTCTGGAATTAATAGTACAATTGTTGTTTTAGATTCAACTTGTGCAATAGGAGTTGGAACAACATCCTATCGTTCGGCTGTTGATTTTGCAGATGCTGGAAAAAATAACTTTGGTGGTGATCTCGCATATATGCTACCACCACGTCTAACAACAGCAGAAAGAGTCGGTCTATCAACAGTTGAAGGCGCATTTATTTTTAATACAGACACTAAAAAATTCCAAGGATATACTGGTGTGGCTTGGACTGATTTCCACTAAAATGAAAATGGAGTAACAATCAATGTCAGTTTCAGTAACAAAAAATCCAGGTCAAGGGGATGCACCATTTTTTTCAAGTGGATCTATTGCATTTTCTAGTTTGAGAAATAATTTTAAAGAAATTACTAGTGGACCAATTAGTGCATCTGAACTTAGAAGAAACACAAATGTTTCAGAATCAAATCCAATAGTTCCAGACTCAACTGAGAATGAACAAATTTCTACAGATCGAAATTTAAGAATATCTCAATTTAGAAATTCAATAAAAAGATATAGAGCAATACAATCTGGAACTGATGATAATAATTCATATCCAGGAGAACCTGGATTTAGAATGGGAAGATTTGATACAAACAATAGAGGAATTGATTGGTCTGGTGGTGGATATAATGGTAGAGATGGTCAGGGTGGAGGATTTACTGGAAATCTAACTAAAAATGTTCAAAAATTAATTTTTATCAATGGAACTTGTGGAAGTGTTCGAGATGGATGTGCTGGAGCACAATTATCGCCAGTAGTCATTGTTCATAACGTCAGAATGACTGTCAATGGAACAATAATGGGATATGGTGGAAGAGGTGGTGGAAATGGAGGTCCAGATCCATCAGGTGAGTCTGGTACTTCTGGTTTAAATCTTGGAAATGTTGGGAATAACAACACTATTGTCGTAAATTCTGGTGGAAAAATTTACGGTGGTGGTGGAGGAGGAGAAAGAGGAAGAACTGGTAACAAGGGGCAAGATGGAGAGTGCTTATATACAACAAGTACAAATGGATGTGGAGGAGCACCAGGATGTCCTAGTGGATTTAGTGAAGTTTCAACCAGTTCTAGCGGAAGGTGCAATTGTAAAAATCAATGTACGGGATTTGGTAAGAGACAAACTTGTAAAGAAGTGTGCGATACGGTTCAAATTAGAAATTGCCAACGAAGAACTTATCCACAAGGTGGAGTAGGTGGCATTGGTGGTATAGGTGGAAATGGTAGAGGATATAACAATCAAAATGCAGAACTATCTGGACAAAGAGGTCAAGAAGGTTCACCACCATCAATTCCAGGATCAACAACATCAACTTCCAATTTTACTTACAATTGGACCGAAGATGGTAGTAACAACGCATTCCTGACTCTTAGTGGTGGTGGTGGAAGAGGTTATTGTCGTGTCACATTATCATTAAGAACAAGTGATGATCCAAATGTTGCTGATACTTCTTACAGCTCAATACTTGTAAGAGATGGAACTGGTAGTTCTCCTGTGTTGAACGAATGGCCTTTCCAAAGTTCTGGAACTAGGTATTTTTCATTTAAGGCCACTGCAAAAACATATAGAATTCAAATTAATGGTAATGTAAGACCAATACAAAAAGAAAATAATGGTATCAAATTAAGAGATAATGATGGTGAGGATACAAATGCTCGTATTGAAGTTTCCGAATTAAGACAAACTAGTGACAGTTCTGGAAGTTGCCCTGGTGGAACGACGATTAGAGAGGCACAGAGAGGTGAAGATGGTGAGAATGGTGGCAATGGTGGAAATTGGGGACAAGATGGTGGTAGCACCAACAACAGTGGAAATGGTGGATCAAGAGGTAAAGCAATCTCGGCAGAAAACACTAGGTATAGTGTTGATAATAGAGGAGATATTAGAGGTGATATTTACTAAATGCTCTAAATATTTTTAGTTATTGATTTGAGTTATGACAGAAGAACAAAAGTACCCCTCCTTGCCACAGCAAGGAAAAAATCTTGCCAAATTTACTTGGGATTTACTTAATTATATCACAAACAATGAAGAAAAAGTTTTATTTGTGAAAGATGAGGTCTATAAAAAAAGAGTATCCATTTGTAGATCTTGTGACAAATATGATGAACTAGAAAACCGTTGTATGGAATGTGGTTGTTATGTTCCAGCAAAGGCAAAAATGATTCTTGATTCTTGTCCACTAGAAAAATGGTCAGCAGACTCAAAAAGTTGGGAAGAAAACTTTTCTAGCATTGAATCTGAAATGGGACTTGACAAGACCCAAGAATCCGAGTAGAATCGCTTTGCTGCCGTTGAAGATGATAATATAAGATGATTGAATCCGGAACAGAACGATTAGAAATATTTCCAATCACAATATTCAAATCTAAGATTAAAGATAATCTAGAACTTAAACATCATCTTTCAAGTAAGATGTTAATTAGTTCTAATTATCTTTCAGTTCCAAAGGATTGGTCATCAAATAAGATTAAAACTTCCTTTGATGGTGAACCAGAAGGATTTGAGATATTTTCTGATGATTCACCATATTTGAAAATGGTAACTCGACGATATACTGATTGTATGCAGCATATCTTTGATCGAGATTTTTCATTTACTATTAATAAGATTTGGTATAATGTCTATACTGATGGTGAATATCAAGAAGAACATGATCATATAGGAAATCCACTTAATCATAGTCATTTTTCTTGTATTCACTTTTTGTCTTTCGATAAAGAGCAACACAGTCCACCAGAATTCAAAGATCCATTAGCACAGTTAAGAAATTTAAGTGTTGAGTTTGAATCAAATAGATGGGGCGAGATTTACGTTCCACAAGTAGAAGAGGGAGACTTATTAATGTTTCCTTCTTATTTGGTTCATCGAGTTTTACCTTGTAAAAAAACAGATTATCCAAGAATTACCATATCATTCAATATAAAAGTTTTATCGTATGGAAATGATTGATATCAAAGATAGGTTTCTCGTTAAAGAAGATGTTGATGCTGTTACTTTTTATTGTGAAAATGCATCATATGTTTATGGTGAAACTGATGGATATGATTTACCACCAACTGGAATGATTCACGAGATTGAGAAACGTAGTTCGATTTACAAATTGTTTGAATCAAAGACTAAACCATTGGTCAATGATAATCTTTTCTTATATCGAATGTATATTAACTGCTTTGCACCATCAGAGCAACCATATTTTCATACGGATGGTGATCCTGGTGACATTACATTTCTGTATTATGTGAACAAAACCTGGAATTATCAGGAAGGTGGTGAGACTCAATTCATTGTTAATAATGAAATCTATGGAGTGACACCGATTCCGAATCGTATGGTATACTTTGATGCTAGTATACTACATCGTGCAACTGCTTTCAGAAATCGGCACAGATTTACGATCGCAATCAAATACGGAGTCTGAGGTAGACAGTTCCAAAACCGTCCACTGGGTAGCACCAGAGGCGGTTTTCTGCTATAATAGTCCTATACGCGATGAGACCTGTGATTCAACTCCGACCTCACCAGCAACGTGCTCTGGATGCCCTTGCTAAGTACCTGCGTGGTCAAGTTATTATTCCTACTGGCGGTGGTAAAACCAACGTCGCCATCTTTGACGCAATGCGTGAGTTCCTCAAAGATGTTCCTCAGACTATTGTTGTAGTTGCTCCTCGCATTCTGCTGGCAGAGCAACTGTCTTGCGAGTTCTTGGAGTTTATCACCAATGCTCGCGTGATGCACGTCCACAGTGGTGAGACTCATCATTTCAGCAGCACTCGCCCTAACGTGATTCGTTCTTGGGTGGAGTCAACTCCTGGTCACAAACTGATCTTCACTACCTACAACTCTCTGCAACGTCTACAACAGGCAGATATTGCAGTCAACACGATTTACTTTGATGAGGCACACAATTCTGTTCAACGTCATTTCTTCCCTGCCACCGAGCATTTCTCTTCTACTGCTGACCGCTGCTATTTCTTCACTGCCACTCCTAAGCATTCTGCTACTATTTCCAAACCTGGGATGAATGATGCTGCTGTGTATGGCAATGTGATCTGCAATGTTCCTGCTCCTGAACTGGTGGAAGGTGGTTTCATTGTTCCTCCTAAGGTTGTGGTGCAACAGTTTGAGATGCTGAGCAAGGGTCAAATCGTTGCTGATGTTGATTGTGAGAATTTGATCGCTACCATTGATGCTCAGGAGGTTGAGAAGGTTCTGATCTGTGCCAAGGCAACTAAACAGATTCAGAATCTGGTTTCTCAGACTGATTTCTGTAAGCAACTGGAAGATCGTGGTTTCTCTTGGATGTACATCACTTCCAAGACTGGTGCAATCATTGACGGTCAGAAGGTCAACCGTGAGGTGTTCTTTGACACTCTGAGTGCTTGGGGTAAGGATGACTCTAAGAAGTTTGTGGTTCTTCACCACAGCATTCTTTCTGAGGGTATCAATGTTTCTGGTCTGGAAGCAGTTCTCTTTATGCGTTCGATGGATTACATCGGTGTGTCTCAGACCATCGGTCGGGTGATCCGCCTTCACCAGAGCGACGCAGAGGCGCTTAGGAGCGGCGCTATTGCCCCTGGAAACCTTTCCCAGTATACTAAGTCTTTTGGGTTGGTGTGCATCCCTGTGTACTCTTCTGTGGGCATCAGCACCGCTAAGAAGGTGCAAGCGGTGGTGGACACCGTGTTCAACCAAGGTCAACCTGCCATTTCTATTGTAAAGCGATGATTGATTTCACTACCTTTGAATTGGATCGATTTTCCAAACTTCTGAGCACAATTAAAGACTACACGAAGGATAATCTTCGGTTTCCAAAAGCAGGTGAACTTGTGGAAAAAGCACTTGCAGAGTACAGCAATGGATTACTTACACGAGTTAATCTTCCTGGTATTGATTTGATTGGTTCAGACAATAAGACTTATGAATCAAAAGTGACTCAGTTGAAAAATAAATCTGAGATGGCAGTGAGAAAGGTAATTCTAAAAAATCGCCGTAAATCTGGAAACTATACCGATAAACTTGCTGATTACTTCATTATTACCGATGTAAAAAAAGGTAAAATGTGCTGTATTCCATCATCAAGATTTTATAAAATCAAAGATAATGGTTCTACTGTAACAGCACACGCCGATCCAGAACTTTCTGATTTCTTTTTGATGGGGTATAATGATAACAAAGAGACTCGGAATTATTTTGATGAGTCTGATGATTTTGATTTGAGGTTTATTAGGTCAATATGAATCAACTGTTTCAAGGCGATTGTTTAGAGATTATGTCCACACTTCCTGATGGTTGTGTCGATATGGTTTTTGCAGACCTTCCTTATGGAACCACCCAGAATGAATGGGATTGTTTGATTCCATTCGATCAACTGTGGGAACAGTATCACCGTGTCGTAAAGGAAAATGGTGCGATTGTACTGACTGCTCAACCACCCTTTGATAAGGTTCTTGCTTGTTCTAATCTGAAATACTTCAAGTATGAATGGATCTGGGAAAAGAACAAGGCAACTGGTCATCTAAATGCAAAGAAAATGCCTATGAAAGCGCACGAAAATGTGCTGGTTTTCTATCGCAAGTTGCCAACATACAATCCCCAAATGACACAAGGGCATAAACCGATGAACGCGGTGCTGCCGAAGGACCAGTTGCCCCCTCCCGACAGAAAACGCAATTATAACCATGTTGAGAAGCGTCTTGGCAATCCTGGCGGTTCAACAACAAGATATCCCCGTGATGTGTTGCAGTTTCCTGTCATTAATAACGATGATCCTTTAAAGTTTCACCCAACACAGAAACCTGTGCCTCTAATTGAGTATTTTATCAAAACATACAGCAATGAAGGTGATACTATCCTAGATAACTGTATGGGTTCAGGATCAACAATCATTGCCTGCAAGAATATTAACCGCCAATACATTGGAATTGAGAACGATCCAGAGTATTTTGAAAAGGCACGGGAGTGGGTGGGATCTTACGATAAAATCGACCCCTTTGTGACAGATGAAGAAGTGGTACAGTCCGCTCTGAATCCGTTGCTCTCTGCATTAAAATAACTAGGTAATCAGGAGAAATCCAATGCGCTGCAAAGTTCAACTCTATGTTGCTGGTAAGGTCTTTGATGAGATCGTTGAAGCAAAAGATTATAATGATGCCAAGCGTACTGCCATTGCTCGCAACCCGAGTGCAAAAGTAATCGGTGTCACTGCCGTATTCGGATGACTGAAAAGTTTCTTAAACCATTTATTCCTCGTCCTGGTGTTCTTGATGCTAAACCAGGAGATCCTCAGGGTTATGTAACTAAGGATGGGGTCTGGGCTGCTGTTCCATTTGGTAAAAAGTTTATTATTATACATAATGGTCAGCAGGTTCACGTTGCTAATAACTACAAGGCAGCAAGAACTTACATTTCAAAAGAAATGAAATCTGCTAAAAAATCAAAAGGACCATTGGATTCGTTCCTATGAAACTATTACCCATTCTCCTTTTACCATTTGTTGCATTACCTGCACAAGCAATTACTTGGGATCAATTCTGGGCACCGTTTACTTATGATCGCCCATATTATTATAGAACTTATGAGTATATCCCAATGTGTAGGGAGCGTATTGTTCACGAAGAATATGTGCCAGCAACTCGGTGGAGATCTGGTTATGTCAGGAGATGGACAGAGGTTGTTAGGGTTCCTTGCGACAACTATTAAATAGTACAACTGCGACACACAGAATGGACAAAGTAGAAAAACGCGATCGTGCTCTTGGATTGTTTGTTGAAAGCGTTCTAAAACCAGATCACGAATTGCGACAGTGTGCTCACAACCAAAAATGTTACAATGAACTCCTTGAATGGAGACAAGAAGTGCTAGATTATCTAAACTCACGTAGAAAAGAAGAGTTTGGACAATGACTTCTTATTACATATGGTTTGTATTATTTGCAGTGGTAGTGTATTTCATCGCAACTGATGAAAGCATTGCCGCTGCTTTTTATTATGTCACAAAGTTAGCAAAATATAACTTTGAGGTGCTGAAATGGTGGTTATTGAATAATCCCAGAAATCCTGTGGTAAAATATCTAATGTGGCGTCGTTCTGAACAACTTGCGAAGGAGTTGATTGATGAACTTAAAAATAAATAAACCATACCAGGAGTAAAGTATGCTTTCTACACAATATCGCCTGCGTCTTGAAGCAATCTGTGAGAAGATTGTAAAGCACGAAGAGGTGAGTTTGGAAGATATGATTTGGGCAGAAAAACTTGCAAAATCAAATCGTTCTGCTGCCACTATTCTACGTCAGGCAAGAAGGAAAGCAGAGAATCCTGATATGCAAGATGGTGACCTAGATGATTTTCTCAATCAACTTGATATTGGTGGTTTCGGAAATGAAAGATTTGGCAAGCGTGGTTTTGATAGTGTAGATGAAATGATTGACTGGTGGACTGAGGATAAACCAGAAGATTGGAGACAAAGAGATTGACTTACGAAGAGTTTGTAAATAAAAGTCCTGAACACTATATGGAGATGGTGCGCCTGATTGATATCAAACTCAAATATCGTATGGAATTTACTAACGAAGAAAAGGAAATAAAAGATCATATTATGGAGTTTCAGCATCAAACAAAACTCAATGAACTAAGGGATAAATTTGAGAAGTGCCTGGATATTGACAATACACCCTAGATACCCTATAATACCCACATAAACATCTTTGATTATGGACTACAAACCTTACAGTATGGAGTGGAGTCGCAGGCGTTATCTTGCCGAAGCAATCCAGAAATACTTTGATACTGATTCTACGGTAGATACTATCTTGGATGATATTGTTGGTGTTCTTGAAGAGAATGTAGAGCATCACAAAAGTCGTGCCGAAAGGTTTCAAGAAGTTATTGATGGTTTAAAATCTCTTCCTTATTGATGGCACTTACTGAAAAGGATAAGATTTACCACAACGTTTGGTGCTGTGCTTATCGCAGAAGATATGAAGCACAAGTGAATGAAGATTGGGGACGGTATAATAGAGAACATCAAACTATTCTGATGTGTCTTAAAATAGCAAAGTGGACAGTTTTTGATACGGAAAAACCGCATTATTTGAAATGAAACTTATTAACTTCAAACATCGTGAAGACTTTGGGCACGAGTGGTATGTGCAACTTATTAACATCAAAGGTTGGTCACTCATTCAAGCATCTGTAAGTTGGAATGATTATCCATCCTGGCCTTATATTCAAATCAAATCAGGTTCTGGTTCTACTTTGAGTATTCTGTTCTGGGCATATAAGTTTGGTTTTGATATCGGTATCATTGAACGCACTTGGAAATGGGATTACTCGGAGATGTTAGATGAGCAAGAAACTGAACTGGATTGAATATTATTTCGGTCACTGCTTACAAACTGGTTGGAGAGAGATCTGGAACAACTTTAAGATGTGGCGTGATCTGATTAGTGGAAACTATGAGAACTATGCGTTACTAAAAAATGATGACCCATACCAAGAATGTTATAATTGGTTCTGGACAAGTATAAATCTTGATGAAACTTATCCCAAAGAGTTCCTTGAAGATCTAATCCAGCTGGCAGACGATGTTGCTACTGGAAAAGTCAAAACAATTCCATTTACTAGAGAAATGTTTGACCAAATTGATGACCTTGTTGGTGATTTGATTGATGATTTAAAGATAGATGACGAACTGGAAGATGAAGAAACTACCTGATAAAAGAGAACTTGATATAATGTGGACGGTGGCAACCTCAACCAGTATCGAAACTGGCATAAGACCCCACTACGGGTTTGCCCAGATGCTGTATGATTACATCACAGACAAAAAACCCCGAGTTGAACTCCGTTATGACCTACAAAGCAATCCTGAAAGTTCATTTTGATACTGAATGGACTTCCACTCATTACAGCAGTGGTTTTGATGATATGATGCTCCCCGAAGAGCATTATACTTTCCAAGTTCCTGCCGAAGACCTTAACACTTATCAACTGTTTAACTTTTTCGCAACCGTTGCCCGTGCAATGGGTCACGATGACATCAACATCATGAAAGGTGCCTGTGGTCTCGCATTCGGTGAACATCGAAGAGAAGAAGATATGCGTAAGGTTGCTGATGAGTTCGAACTGACTTTGGGTGAAGACCTGAGGAAGAAGTTTGATGATATGCTTGAAGCAGAAAAAGAGTGGGAGCGTATCAAAAAAGGTCCTATGGGAACTGTCCTGACTGATGAGGAAGAACAATGCGAAGAAGAGAACTCTAAATAATAATATCTGTTGAAACCGCAATCTCTACAGATAAGATTAGGTGCTTTCGGGCACCTTTTCTATTATAAATACTAATGCGGTTTCAATAGAATACGAATGAAAGGGGTAATTTATTGTTACCATTGTATTTCTACAGGAAAGAAATATATTGGTCAAACTGTCTATGAGCAGAAAAGAAAGTCTCAACACAAGCACGACTGTAACAGAGGAGTGAATAATAAATTTTATCGTGCTGTAAGAAAATATGGTTGGGATAATTTTATTTACGGTATTGTAGAAAGTTATGATATTAATAATTTGAATGAGCAAGAAGTTTTTTATATTGATAAGTATGATACCTATCAAAATGGATATAATTCAACAATAGGTGGTGAAGGTGCTAGAGGATTTTCACCATCGGATGAAACAAAGAAGAAACAGAGTATATCTGCTAAAAATAGAAGTAACGCTCCACATAATAAAAAGTATTTTACAGAGGATGAAAAGAAAGAGGCAAAAAGAAAAAGAGACCGTGAATACCAACAAAGAGTAAAGGAAAGAAGGAAAGAATATATGAAAGAATGGAGAAAAAATAATCAAGATAAAATTGAAAAATGGAAAATTGAAAATAAAGAACATTTGAAAGAGTTGTGGAGAAAAAATAGAATAAAGAAAAAGAAAAGTCGGGGGACAGTTGGAGAACCGTCACATTGAGTTGCCCCAAGTTTCTTTTCTAGTGTATAATATGGTTATGAGAAAAAAAAACAATGGTTCGCAAAGTAACAGTCAAACCAAAGAGTAAGAAGGCGGTCAATCGTCTGTGTAATATGATGGGCAATAACCCCATCTGTATTGTTGAGCAGGATAAGGGTGATGGTATGCTGTTTCTCGCATCAGAGAACCAGAAATACTTCTTCTGGGTCAATGTAAGCAACGATTGTAATTGGGAATGTGATTGGGAGGTATTGTGACTAAACAAAACATTTTAATTGTTGGTTTTGTAGTTCTCTTTCTTATGATTGGTTTGTATTTTGCAATTACAAATTATGAGTTTTTGTATCATTTCAATAATGTTTCTGCTTCACCTGTAAATTATCCAAAAGCAAAATGTCTTGCTGATGGTGGTAAGTGGATTACTGGTTGGATTGGTGGTTATTACTCTTTTGTTTGTGTTCCTGGATAATTATGACTAACCTCAACTACCTTTGTTTTGTTGATGGTCTGCTAGAGTTTGCTAGTTCTGACCCTTCTTCTTTCGCACACTATCAGTTAGTGTATGCCGAAGAACACAAGAACGCTAATGTTCAGTATCTTACTCTCACTGATGAAGAGTATGATGAAATGTTCCCCTATGAGGAGGATGAAGAATGAGTGGCGGACACTTTAATGATTGTGGTTATGATTACTACAAGGTAGCACAGTTTGCTGATGAGTTGGAAGTAGAAATCCAAAACAACAACAAAAAACTAGATGAGTATGAGTATGCTCCCAATTTTTCACCAGAAACTATCAAGTATTTGAGGAAGCAACTTCGCCAGATGCGTAAGGTAGCAGAGATCATGAGGCACATTGATTATCTGTATTCTGGTGATCATGGTGAAGATAGTTTTATGCATCGTGTAAAAGAAGTAGAGAAACACTGGGAGGAGATTGAAGAGATAGTTACACGCATGGATAATCATCCAGATGGATGGCAAGAAACTGGAGATGGAGTATGAGTGTGGAAAAAGTAAAATTTACACAAGTCACAAGAACCATTTGCCCTAAAACGGGGGTACATTATCTTGATGCCATTGATACTGATAATCAGCACTGGATGGCTGAAATGAGAAGTGATGTGGAGAAATGGTTAGTATTCACCCGAGTATGGCACAAAGACGCACAAGTTCCTTATGATTTATGAAAAACTACCGCATCAAAAAAGTAACAGACGGACACTCAACCAGATACTATCCACAACACAAAAGACTTGGATTGTTTTGGTATAATATATTTGTAGACGAATATAGGGATGGTGATTATTCTACATTTGAAGAAGCACAGTGGCACCTTTGTAACTATTTGAGAAAACCTGTGGTAGAATACCTTGACTTTGATTGTGATTGTGGAGAACCCCAGTGACTGACATCAAACTCTGTAAAGATTGTAAGTGGTATCGTAAAGATTGGGGTGCTCGTCTTACTGGATATGGAGACACATTTGACTTATGCCTTCATCCTCTTGTGACTGGAAATGTTGTGACTGGAAAAAATAATGGTCGTTATTGTGATACGATGAGAAAGTATCACGAATGTGGTATGGAAGGTAAGTATTGGGAGGCACGGAAATGACTGAATGGAAACCAACCGAACAGAACATAGGACAACCAGTATTGAATACCTATATTCAACCAGAAGGAAATTTATACATTCTTAATCCAAAACAATCTAACTGGTCTTGTTATATGTTTGGCAATCGTCCAGGTGGTAGTGGAATAATTTATACTCCACAAGAAGGAAGAGTGCCTAATAGGTTTGTGAGGTTTATGATGAAGATTTGTTTTGATTGTAAGTGGGTGAAGAATGACACTTGAAGAACTGGCACACTCCTCCTTGTGATGGGGTGTGTTTGGTCGTATAATAACCTCATAAGCAACCAACTGATGACCAACAAAGAAATCCTTGAACTTGCTAAATCCTGTGGGTTTGATAGTTTTACTGGTGAAAAAGGTGATTACTGGGAGTGTTGGGAAGAAC